GTCCATTTTCTGCAAACTCTTCACTAGCCAACGCAATAGCATCCGATTGCGAATCAGGTTGTGCAACTTCTTCATTAGACTCTTCAGGTTCACTTGGTTGCCCTAGCTTTCCTTCAAGCTCTTTGTATGCGTTAGCCATAGCCTCAGCACTCTCGAACTTTTCAGGTAGCCACTCTGGACGCTCCTCTGTATATGTCATTGGTTCCTGAGCTTGGTTCAATGCGTCTTGCTCTGCTGTGTCAATAGCATTAGCCGCATCTTCCAAGGTTGGTTCTGCTCCTTCTGTAGGAGAGACTGAGTATGATTGAGTTTCACCCATTATTCCTGTACCTCACTTTGTTGGTTTCTAATTTGATTAATTTGGTCATTCGCCATGTTTACTGCATTAGGACCTAAGGCTTGTAGCATTTTTTCTTGCTGAGCGGCTTGTTGAGCCTGTTGTTTCTGTTGCGCTATTTCCTCTTCTGTCCTAACTAATCCACTAGTTTTTATACCAAGTGATGTGGCACGTCTAGTAAAATATTCACTTATGTTTATATACTCAGCTATCGCCTGAGGACCAACGCTTTGAGACGCTCCTTGTACAAACAAATCTAACTTCTGTAGGTCATTACCTCTACCTAAAGCTTCCACGCCTGTGATAACAACAGGGTTAACAATATCTTTAGGTAGAGCAGGTACTCGATTGCCTTTACTCATAATATCCATGAGTCTACGTATCATAGGCATTTGTAGCTCATTACTAAGTAACGAATATAAACCACCCAACGCAGATTCTAACTCCATAGATAGCATACGTATTTCTTCAGCTGTAACACGCTCAGCTTTGCGTACAACACCTGAAGATAACAAGAAGGCATGACCTAAGCGGTCTTTAATGGTATTAATTGTTTCTTGTGCTACACGGAAGTCGTTAAATTTATTTAGCTGTAATGTAGACACATCATTAGCTGTACCTTGTACAATAGCTCCATTAGGACTTTCGGCTAACGTACGAGCGCGTGTAGTGCCGTTAGGATTAACTAAGAACAATACCTTAGCCGCCGCTGATGAGCCTTCTACAATAGCTTGTGTTAACGTTTCTAAACTCTGTAGGTCACCAAGATACTCTTCAACATAACCACGACCATAATCTTCTCCGTCTATTTTAGAGAATCTAAGAGGAATGTAGGGACATTTATCTAGCGGGTATGTGCCTTCAGTTGGCATACGAATACCTTTAATATCTTGGTAAACTTTAAAGCTACCGTCACATCTACACACTGCGGTATATAAATCACATTTATCAGTGACATCTTTAGAATATGTACCTAAAGCTTCTTGCATCTCTTCAGGTAGAGCTTTGTATGCAATGGTTTCTTTGGTTGCTATGTATAAAACATTACCCATAGGGTCACGTTTAACAACAAACCTATCTAAATGGAATACACGTAAACCACCTTCATCAGGCATATATAGTAGAGCGGTACCTGTGACGATTAGATGTTTAATTGCTTCATGTAATCCCACTCGATAAGCCTGCGCTGTAATCTCGTCCATCAATGATTCTTCGATTTTCTGAAGCGTATTTTCGATTTCTGTGACTATTTCAGGTGGAGCTCCTTCTTGAGCTAGTACGTATTCATCTACATTTAATCTAAAAAAGGGGGCATTAGGCGGTAAGAGTGCCAACAGTAATTTTGAAGCGAGGTTGTTTACTCCCCTCGCACCTATGCCCTGAAAGGGTGTCTCTAATCTGTCGTGTGCACCAAACCCATCTTCTGGCATAATATAAGGCAGTGTTAGCTTAGAGCAAGTTCTAGCTCTATCTAGGTAACTATAACGCTCTCCTTCACATTTAGTGTAAAGTTGCTCTGCTGTTTCATTATGCATATGTCATTTTACTCCGTTTTATAAATACTAAAGCAGTAGTACTTACCAATATCAAGCCTATAGTTGAAGGCTCTGGTACAACAGGTTCAAGTGCAACCTCGTTTCCTGTTAATAACTCTTCAAAACTTGCCTCATCAAATGCGAAGCTATCCATCCCAAAACAATAAGCACCCTCGCCACTTATCAACACCTTATCAACATTAGCAAATTCGTTGGGTAGTAGCACATCGTTAAATGTACCACCCCAGTCATCAGATGGAATGCGGTAGCTGTCAGTAACTGCTACACCACCTGCGTATCCCTGAATAAAGATGTTCTCGTTACCAGTTGCCGCACCGCCACCAACTTCTGTGTTGGATGTCAACGAGAAGTATTTAAGTGTAAACTGTTCGTTGTCGCTACGAGCTATCTCAATGCTTTCCAAACCACCATCCCAGTGACCGTGAATAACATCGTTGCCTTGACTGTAGTAAGTACCTACATACTGCCCGAATGGAGAAGGGCTATTGTACTGAAGGTAGAAGTCACCCTCTTCGTAGTATGAGACATTGCCATACAACATAGTACCATCTGTTACCGCTGTGTCTCCACCCGCCATATGTACAGTACCACCTGTAAAGGTAACAATATCCGCATAAGCAGATACAGCTAATAGTAATCCAATTATCGTTTTGTAAACCACGTCAATGCCTTTCCTAGTTTGGAGTTCTTAGGTATAAATGTATTAATCATTGCAAGCACACCAAGTAAACCTACTCCAATAATAAGTAGGTTGTCTTGTATCTGCTCAAAAATTATTTTTAAGTATATCATATTGCTGACCCCTGCTGTGACTGTGTTCCACCATTCGGAGTGATTGATTGTTTGAGTCCGTCCTGCAATGCCTTCTCTTCATCGCTTATCTTACCTTCACCAACCTTTACCCCGAAGAATGATGTGGTCTTAGGGATTTCTACGCCTTCGTACTGACTGCCCTCTGGGGGTGTAATGGTTCCTGTATCAACTAGCTCTTCATACATAGGTGCGGCTATCTCTACAGCTTCTTGGTAGTTATCTTGTATTGCATCTACTTGGAACCCTACCGCAGTAACAGAAGCGATAACACCACTTGCACCCATCTCTGCTACCTTCGCTGATACGTTAGCCAGCACACCTTGACTAGTCTGACTAGCTAACTCGGTTGTTTCTCCGATATGGTCACGAACATCCCACCGCTTGTCGTCACTAGAATTAGAGCTATAAATATCGTTATTAGGGTTATTGCCCTGAGAACTTTTTGTGATGACACCTTTGATAATAACTTCATCGCCATCACTAAATATCTCACTCATCTTCCGTAGCGTATGCCTCCGTAGCTAATAGGGTTCTACGTTCTGTAATAGTCAGCCAGTCGTCAATCGTGTAGCCTTTAGTGTCTAGCCACGTTTCCCAGTCCTGCAAGTCATCGTAGTTTACTGGACGAACCCGATAGGTATCAGCCTGTCTAGCGGCTAGCGCAATAATTACGTTAGTGTCATCGTTAGAGTAAATCTTACCCAACGTATACTCGCCAACGTTCTTCTGAGTTTCATCTTCCTTTGCAGACCAATTAGCACCTACTGGAATTGTCTCGTCCAGAAACGCTACAGGCACTTCCAAGAAAGCATACGGTACTCCGTTGGTGTGACGGAACTCGTTATACTTGTGTGGTTCAGTTTCCAAAATATCTGTCATTGATTGCCTGTTCTGTTGAAGTTAAAGTTGTACTAGCGGTATCATATTGAACAAGTTTATTTATCTTGTCACCTGTTTTTGAAATATATAAAAGACCTGTTCCGTTAGAGTGAGAGTCTAAGTCGGCTTTACTTTTAGTAATCTTGGTTGACCCAGTTGAAATAAACTTAAGCCCACACTCAGAGCCATTTTGAACAAACCCTGCTTGATTGCGAATTGATGTGTTACCTGTGGCGTAGTCTGCATTCACAAGCTCACCATCGTCATCAGCTTTTCGTGTTCCCCAAACGTGTGACAGGACTCCACCAAGAATACGACCATCATCTATTCCATTGACATCCTTGAGAGTTGCTGTGCCTAGCGCTCCTCCTGCGGGAGTATATAAAGAAGCACCTGAAAGAATAGAAGCAATCTCTCCCTCAAAATGTGAGAAATTTCCCATATTAGGAGCAAGACCAACCAATGCGTATGAATATGAACCAGAGCCGCTACCCGCCACAAAACTTACGGATGTTCCGTCTACATCTAAAATAGCGTTATTTCCATCTGTCTCTACAGTTACAGTAGAAAATCCATCACTATCGGGATTTGGCGTTACTTCAACAGAGTTTGAAACCATACCATACGCTTGAATTTTTCCATTTGATTTATAAACAACTGCGGCTCCAATTACAAAACTGTTATTATCGAATAACTCTAAAATGTCTTGAGAGGAACTTGAGTCGATTGGTTTTAGTTTAACTTTGATTTGCTGTATGTCTCCAGAATTTGACGGCACAGCTAGTTGGTCAAAGTAAGCATTAGCACCATCTAATTGAAGAGTTTGAACTGTCTTGAAATTTAGTGCGGGGATTCGTTTTAATCCTAAAGAACCTGTGCCTCCAACATCGGCAGTTAATAAGTTCCCGCTAACTAAATCTTTCACTCGACCGCTTGAATCAAGCACAGCGTGAATCTTTAGCACCCCATTCTTCCAACCCTTGAAGTAATAGAAGAATCCATTATCAAGAGCATTTGTCGAAGAATCATCTCCAATATGAAAATGACTTGAATCAGGTGATACTGTTACTGTTGATGTCAGCTCTAAGTTACCATTAACAAATATCTTTACAGATGATGGATTAGTATAATCTACTTTATATACATTAAACTGACTACTATTGCAATTTGGTATGGTTTGTTGCAGAGTACCTTGTCCGTTACCAGCCGCATTAAGTAAAGTTAATTTATAACCATCACCCGAAACCGTAGCAGACACAAATAAACTTGGGTTTCCGTGTCCATTTTCAACAAATCGAAAATTACCGCTATCAGCTTGGTCTCCAGTTGATTGTATTTTAATTTCATACATATCAAGCTCATCACCACCGATGCCTGTATCAAAGCCACTTACTGTTCCATTAAGAACACCAACCAAGTCGTGACCATACTCGTGGTTCCAAGACTCAATACCGTTCAACGTAGACCAAGTAGCATCTGTTATTGTGGCGTGATTGCCGTTGCCGCTAATGTCGTATGCTTTAGTTCCAGAGCCTTCTTGTAATGGATAAAAATAGTCACCAACTTTTACGTTTGCTATTTTAGCCTTAGCCCTAATATTAACTCTAGCACGACCCATTTCTAACCCCTCAAATTTAATATTATAAGGTTTGTTTAAAGACATTGTTATGTCTGTGTATTCTGCGTAAGTAGAATCAGTATTTGTTCTGTGTCTTGGAAAAAGACTTTCGTCTTCCCTGTGTGCTATGACAAAACAATTATTGCTATTGTCTCCAAATATTGCTTCGCCTACATTATTAGCAGAATCACCTGTAATATAAATATCGGCAGAATACACGACACCTTCTGCTATTGGTACTGAAACAGGCAAAGAAACAACTTGTGTAGAAACATCGGTAAATTGAAGGCAGTTTACATCCGTAAGCTCTGCGTCAATACCAGAGATATTATCAACGCTATAATTACAAGCGACAAGTACATTATCTTTATCAGCTATATTCTGGGTAACGCTTTTAGTTAAATGCGTGTAGGTTCCAGTAACATCGCTAAACGATACAGCACCTGTTATAGGGTCTGTGAGCTTATCGGATATAAACATTTTACTCCTTAATGGTCATTAAGAGGACGAACAATAACGTTGATATTTCCACTGCCTGCATACCCAGACACTTGAATCTTCAACTCACCTAACGGGCTAACAAACTGTGAGCCTCCTGATGCCGTAAACGATTCAATCGTAACATCAACATCCCCAACAGTGTGCTTAAGCGTAACTGTCCCGCCTGTTACTCCTGAGGCAAATCCTACAAGAATAACGCCAGCTTTTCCATTGTGGGTTACTGTTTCATCTGTAGACGTATTAGCTGAAAATGCTTTTG